GGCGGCACAGCGGAAGGCTCTGGCCGAACTGGATGCGCAATGGGCATCCATACAGAAATCATGGAATGATAAGCTCGCCAAAGTGGGCAAAAGCGGCTCCAAGGGCGGCGCGGGGCTCGCCAATCGCCAGTTTCGCTGGGACACGGGGCTGGAGCAGCTCCGGCAGGAAGTGGCGAACATGGAATCCACCCTGGACCCGGCGGCACGGGGCATTGAGAAGCTGCGGCAAAAGCTGACGCTGGAGAAGCAGAACGCCATTGCCGCCGCCGAGGCGCACGCCAAACTGTCCATCCAGCGCAAGGAGGCGACCGCCGCCGAAGCCGAGGAGCGCAAGGGGCTGGAAATCCGCAAGGCGGAAATCACCTATGCGCAAAAACTGGCCGAGGTGGAGGCGCGGAGCCGTGAAACGCGCGTCAGCTTCTATAAGGAGTTCTCCGAGCTTTCCGGCAGTTACACGGAATCCCTGCGGCTCCAGGCCGAGGCCATCCGGCTTCAGGGGCAGGAGTACCGCAACGCCGGCATCACGGAAGAGCTGGTGCGGCAGTGGGAAACCCTGAAACAGATGGAGAACGCCCGCGATCCATGGTCGGGTATTGTAACGGGCCTCAAGCGGTACGGCACGGAGGCGACAAATCTTGCCTCGCAGATGCAAAGCGCCGTGACCAACGCCTTTACCGGCATGGAGGATGCCTTCGTCAAGTTCGCCACAACGGGCAAATTGAGCTTCACCGACATGGCAAATTCCATAATCGCCGACCTGATGCGCATTGCCATACGGGCATCCATCACCGGGCCGCTGGCGTCCGGATTGAGTTCGGCGCTCGGCGGGCTGTTCAGCGGGATGTTCGGCGGCGGCACAATGAGCAGCGGCGCGGCCATCACAGCCGCCAGCGGTTCCAGGTATTTTTTGAATGGCGGTTCGGGCATGGCCGGTTTCGGTTCCGGCATCGGCATGGCCATGGCCGACGGCGGCGTCTTTTCCGGCGGTTCCCTGCACCAGTACAGCAATTCCGTTGTCTCCAGGCCGACAATTTTCAGCTACGGCAAGCACCTTGCGGCCTATGCCCACGGCGCGGCCCTCATGGGCGAGGACGGGGCGGAGGCCATCATGCCCCTGACGCGCACGTCCTCCGGCGACCTGGGCGTCCGCGCCGTGGCGGCCTACGGGGGACGGTACGGCGCAAGCGGTCCTGTGGTGAACATCAACATCCACAATGAATCCGGCGCGCCGATGGAGGCGGAAAGCCGGATGCAGCAGGACGGCAACGGCAATTTCAACATCGACATTCTGGTGCGCGAAGTGGACCGGGGCATCGCCGCCCTGGGACGGAACGGCCAGTCCGCCACCTTCAGCGGCATGGAATCCCGGTACAACCTGAACAGGGCAAATGCCCTGATGCGGACGAGGCGGTAAACGATGTCCCAGCTTCCCGACCACGGGCTTTCCACGCAGGAGCTTCTGGCGCGCACCCTGATGGAATCCTACGCCAGCGCCGTGCAGGAAACCATCATGCTGTACGCGCTGGAAATCAATCACAAGGCGTTTTCCACGCCCGCGCGCGTCATCCGCTGGACCGCCGCCGGCGCCATGCCGAAAATCTTTCACTGCAAGCTGGAGGATGACGCGCCCCACAATGCCGGAGAGGTGGTGGATTTCACGGCCTGCCCCTTTGAAGTGCGGTTTCCCGACAAGTCCGACCAGAACAGCGGGCAATTTCAGTTCAAGGTCAGCGGCGCGGCCTTCGAGATTGAATCCGACCTTGAGGCCGCCGCCCTCTCCGGGGGACAGATAACCGCCATTGTGCGGGAATATGTGAAGGGCCGGGAATTGGAGGGGCCGGCGCAGGTGTGGCCGGGCATCAACCTTGAAGCGCCCTCCATCGACGCGGCCACGGGCGACATAACGGCAATAGGCAGCCTGTTCGGCTGGATAAACCGCACCTTCGGGCGCAACTACACGCCCAGCCGATACCCGGCACTGGTGTCGTAAATGGCGACGCTGCTCACGCATAACTGGTGGGTGCCGTACCTCGGCAAGCCCTGGAAGGCCAACCCCGCGCCGCCGCAGTCCTACAACTGCGGAGAGCTGGCGCGGCGCGTCCTGCACGACCAGGCGGGCATAGACTGTCCGGCCATCCTGGTGGCCGACGCCGAAAGCCGCCTGGCCTGCGCCCGCGCCATGCAGCCTGATGTGTATGGCCTTCTGCCCCTGCCTGAAGGGGAGAAGCCGCGCAGCCTAGACGTGGCCTTTCTGGGCCACCGCATGGCCATGCTCCATTGCGGCATCGGCGTGGAAACCTTCGAGGGGCTGCGCATCCTGCACTGCACGGAAACGCGGGCGGGCACCATTCTGGAATCCCTGCCCGTGCTGGCGCTCACGGGCTTTCCCCGCGTCCGATGGTTCCGCCACAGGAGCCTTTTCGGGGAGGATGTGCTGTGCGGGTAGAGTACATTCTTCCCGACGGGGAAATCAGGGAGACGTTCGAGCTGGCCGACGGGCTGACATTGCAGCAGGCGGCCTGCACGCTCTTTCCCGACACGGAGGGCAGGTTCCCCGCGCCGGTCATTGCCGTCGTGGGCGGCAAGCCGGCGGTGCGCGCCCTGGGCGACTGGGATTTTCCCCTGCACGGCGCGGGCCGCATCCAGTTCCGGCAGCTTCCCATGGGCGGCGGGGGCGGCGGGGGCGGTTCAGACCCAGGCCGGACAATCGCCATGGTCGCCGTCACCATAGCGGCGGTCGTCACCTCCGCGCTGACCTACGGCGCGGCGGCGCCAGCCTGGGGAGCCACCTATGCTGCCATGTTCGCGGGGCTTGCCAGCGCAGCCGTTATGACGGCGGGCACATTGCTGGTCAGTGCGCTCTTCCCGACGAATCTGCCCAACGCCGGGGCCTCCGGCCAGCTTCAGGCCCGTGACAACGAGGCGGCCAGCCCCACCTACGATATTAACGCCAGCGGCAACCAGGCTCGGCTGTATCAGCCGGAGCCGCACCTTTTCGGGCGTATGCGCATCAAGGCGGATTATGTCGCCAAATACTGGTCGCGCTACATCGGCAACGATATGTACGGCTATTTCGTGTTCGCGCTGACCGCCGGGGAATGCGAAGTTGAGGCCATGCTTTTCGGCGAGACGGCGTTCTGGAAGAACGGTCATTTTTTGGAGGATTCCGGCTATGTGGTGGACGCCGGCACGCAGACGGCGGCAACGCCCAATGTCGCGCTCAATGCGGGTGCCGGATACTGCGAACCCGTGAGCGCCACGGTGCGGGGCACGGAGTTCCGCACCGTTGACCTGACGTTCAGGTTTCCCGGCGGCCTTTGCACCTATTACTGGCGGGGAGCCTATCAGACCAGGGAAAGCTATGAGGAGCAGGAATGGGACGATGGCGGCGGCTATACGGTGACGCGCTGGCGCACCGTCACTGTGCCCGCCGCATGGGTGATGCAGGAACACACGGCCAGGGTGCGCGTGCAGCTCCGGGCCGTGGACGAGGACGGCAACCCGGAAGGCGAGTGGATGGACCAGGGCGAGACCGTCTGGACGGAAAAGACGGAGAGCGCCTTTGAAAGAACCCTCACCCTCAAGCCCGGCTACGGCCGCTGGCAGGTGCGCGTGGCCAATGTGGGCGCGGCCAGGAATGACGGACGCACGCGGGAAGTTGTGATTCTCTCCACGGTCAAGGGAGTGGCCGCGTCCGTTGCCGTCCAGTTCGTGAAGCCCGGCGAATCCGTGACCATTTTCCCCGACAACATCCACACGTCGTCGGAAGTGGCGGGACAGGATTTGCTCGGCCCCAATGAGGAGGAATACACGGGCGTCGCCGGCCCCTATGCCGCCAATCCGGCCGGCACGACGGCCACACGCCTGTATCTGGACTTCACCTTTCCCCAGGGCCTTTACCGAATAAATGACAGCGGCGGTCTTGCCTCCTGTTCAGTAAGTTGGATTGTGGACTTCCAGCGCATTGACGACAACGGCAATGCCGTGGGCGACTGGAAGCGGCTTGCCGACCTCTCCCGCACCCAGGCCACACGCACGCCGCAACGCTTGACCTACAGCTATGACGTGCCGGAGGGCCGCTACCGCGTGCGCTGCCGACGCACCAACAACAAGGGCGGCACCCGCGACGTGGACACGCTGACATGGCAAGCCCTGCGGGCCGAGCTGCCCGGCCGGTACACCTATCCCATTTCGTGCGTGGCCGTCGCCGTCATGGGCAACAACACCCTTTCGCAAAGCGCCTCCCGCGAGTTCTCGGTCATCGCCACGCGCAAGCTGCCCCTGTACGACCGCGCCGCGAAGACGTGGAGCGAGCCTGTGGCGACGCGCTCCTGGGCGGCGGCCGTATCCCACGTCTGCAAGAGCGAATGGGGCGGTCGCCTCTCTGACCAGAACATTGACCTTGACGCACTGTGGGCCATTGAAGAACGGCTTCAGGACAAGGGCTGGACCTATGACAGCTACATTGACGGAGCCTATCTGGTATGGACGCTCATTGCGGAGATGTGCCAGTCGCAGTGCGTCATCCCGCGCCTTGTGGGGCCGGTGCTGTCCTTCGTCCTGGACGCGCCCGGACGCCCGCCTACCTTCTCGCTGACGCCCCGCAACATACGGCGGGATACCTTTCAGGTGAACTATATCACCTGGGGCGACGACACGCCGGATGATGTAGTCTTGGACTATCTGGATGCGGACGCGGGCTTTGCCCAGCGCGACGTGACCGCAGTCCTCCCCGAATCGGAGAGCCGGGAACCCACCAGCCTGACCGTGCTGGGCATAACCAGCCGGGAGCACGCCTTCCGCGTGGCCACGCGCTATGCAGCACACAACCGCTGGGGCCGCATCAAGGTTGAATGCCAGGTGGAAATGCTGGGCCGCATCGTGAACAAGGGCGACATTTGCACCGTCTCCCATCCCAGATTCAAAAACACCGCCTCCGGCGCTGTAGTGAACTGGGACGCCCCGGCCCTTGCCGTCACCGTGGAAAGGGACAGCGCCCGCGACGTGCCGGACGGGTGGGACATGGAAGGCGCGGGCCTCTATGTGTCGTTCACACGGGCGGACGGCACGCTATGGGGGCCGTGCAAGATGGCCGGCATATCCGGCGGCGTCATCACGCTGGATGCCGGGGACTATTCCACCCTGCTGCTCCAGGGGGCGGAGAGCCCGTTTGACTGGATGGCCGGGCGACACGCCAACCGCCAGCCCACGGCGTACACCATTTACGAGAGCCGGGATTATCAACGCCTGATGATTGTCGAATCCGTGACCTCACAGGACATGCACCACTACACGCTGAAGCTCGTCAACTACGATGAGCGCGTTTATCAGTATGAAGCCCTGCCCGTGCCTGTTTGGGAAGGGCGCGGACAGATAGCCATATCTGATGTTCTGAATGCCCCGGCCAATCTGGCGGGCATCATTGAATCCGTCACGGGTGTGCGTCTGGTGTGGGCCGCCGTGCCGGGCGCGACGGGCTACGATGTGGAGCTTGCCGTATCGGGAGGCGCATGGGAGGCCGTGGCGCACGTCACGGATACGGAATATGCGGCCATCGTGCCCCAGGGCATGACCTACGCCCGCGTGCGCGCCGTGGCGGACGGCAAGGTCAGCGAATGGTCATTGTGGCAGGGCAATACGTCCGTGCCGCTGCCTGCCGCGCCGACGCTTACGGCCACGGCTTACGCGGGGCATACTGCCGTCGTTTCATGGTCGGCCGTCGCCAATGCCCGCCATTACGCCGTCACGCTCCGCGCGCCGAGCGGCACGCTCGTTTACACGGTCAAGACTTATGGCCTGTCGTTTACGGTGACGCCGGAAGTCCAGGAGGGCGGGCCGTATGACACGCTCACCGTGGGGGTGTCCTCGGTAAATTCCACGGGTGCTTCAGCGGAGGCGCGCATTACGCTGCGGAAGCCGGAATCTGACGACCCTGCTGCGGACGACGATACTCCGTCAGAGGAGAATGGCAATGGCTGACCTGATGGAATGGCCGGAATGGATGCCCAAACCGCTGCAGGATGGTTTTTCCATGCAGCCGGTGGACAACCGCACCATCTCCCAGATGGAGAAGGGCACGGCCATCCGCGTCGAGTTTGATTCTGACGAGATGGAAGCCACTTGCACGCTGGAATTGAACCAGATTCAGGCCGGCTGGTTCGCCCGGTTCTGGAAGGACGCGCTGTTCCACGGCTCCCGCTGGTTCAGCTTCCCGCTGTGGGTGGACGGCGAAATCCAGTGGCAGCCCGTGCGCTTCAAGAGCCTGCCGACGAACTCCCGCGTCAACGCCCTGTGGACGCGCTACCAGTTCACCCTGCAGGTGGAGAAGCGGGATTTGCTCTCGGACACCCTGTTCTGGCTGCTGGGGATATTTTCACCGCAGGGCATCGTCAGCTTTGGGAATGCGGTGCATCAGGCTGTGCATTTTGACGTGCGCGGGTCAACGCTGGTGAATGTGCCCGCCGCCACGCACGCCATCATCCATCAGAACGGCTTTTGCGTTGCGGAGCGGCCGCATGACGTGCCCTGGCCAGTTGTGTAGGAGCGGATATGGACAGAGCCACCCTTGAAAAACAGGTTGCCCAGCTTACGGCGGACATTGCGCTCCTGCACGCCATTGTGCATGGCGATGAGACCACCACCGCCACCCTGGGCGGCGTGACCACGCCGAGCCTGCGCAAAATGATGGCCGACCTTGACGCCAGGGAGAGCGCTGCGGCGGCGAGGGTCATTTTTGCAGGCCAGGAGGCCATCACTAACATCAAAAATGAGGCGCAGCAGGCGGCGTCCTCCGCCGCAAGCGCGCAGGCGAGGGCTGCCGGGTCAGCAGAAGCCGCAGCGGCTTCCGAAGCCGCAGCCGCCGACTATTGGGGAAAGATTCAGACCGGGCAGGCCGAGGTGCAGCAAAACCTTGACGCCGCCATTGCCCGGCACGGCAGAGATATGGCCGAAGTCGGCAGCGCCCTGAACGCGCTGCGCGCCAGCCACGGCACCGACATCTCCCTTGCCGCGCAGGACAGGGCAAGAATCCGCGAGGAACTTGCGCGGAATGCCGCCGCAGCCGCCGCAGACCGTGCGGCCATCCGCGAGGACATAGCCCATGCGCGTCTGGA